TGAGCTTGCTGAGCGTTTACAGCAAGGTTTAACAAGTCAATATAGACACCTCTAGCTTTACCATAATAGTTCAGAGGGTCTCTAAGACAATGTAAGAGATAAACAGTGTAAGCCATTGATATTCTGGCACAGTGATCTTTTCCAGATCCTTTACCTAACATGCAAATGACTTCATTATCTGTATAATCGGCATACCATTTCGTACCGGCTTCTTCACCATACATTTTTATCAGTGTTGGAAGTTTTAAAATTTGTGTGGAATGGCGCACGATTTCTAGTTGAATAGGTGATAGGCTAGGTAGTCCAAGATATTTTTTATCTGTTACAAAAGTTTCTATAGAAACAGGAACTTCAACAAGTTCATCTTGTTTAAGTAACTTATCAAAATCATCATAGTTTAAGTTGATGCCGAGATAATCAGACATAAAAAACCCCCCGTAAGGGCAAAAAAGCCATTCTCAAATTATGACGATATTGGTAAAGCCCCAAAAAAAGGTCTCTAATTATGAGCCGTAATGGGTCAAAAAAAGGTCTCTTTATCTGAGCCTTTTTACTGCTCGTGTGACTCAGCATCAATTACTTCCTCTTCCTTTGGTTCATCCATTATTTCAAATGCGATAGCAAGCTCTTTACGAACTTCCTCAGCAACTTCAGGAAACTTGGCAATAACATCCCGGAGAACTCTGGACAGAATCTGGTTAACATTCTCAGCCTTCTGCATTCTACCGATGTACTCAGCATCAGAGTTATTACCACCCATGAGCTTATGAAGCTGAGCTTTCTTTGTAGCAAGCTCTCCAGCAAGCTTAATGGCTTGAATTCTTGCTGCAACCATCCCATGATCTGTTGCAATATTGATTGTCTCCCAAGCTTCCTTGCTTAACTCGTCAAACTCTTTAAGAGCTTTGATTGTATTGAACTGGACACGCTCTAGGAAGTAGGGGTCATCGTCAGCTTTCCTATTGAGAATCTTCTTGTATTCTTCAATATAACCCTTGACTTCGGCTGGTTTGATTGACATCAGAGAGGCTATCTCGTGGTTAGAGTAACCTTTGACATGCATTAGCCCCGCATCTTCAACATCCTTAATCTTATCGAATAAAGTCTTCTCTTTTACTGGTTCAATATCTGACATAATCTGTCGTAATAGCCTTTCGCAACAGTATCCCAAGACCATTTATCTTGATTGGTAACTGCATTGTTATATGTGAAGTTAGAAACATCATCATAATTATAAATTACATATAACATTTTATCACATAAATCATCGAAATTTGGCTCTGCCCATTCACCACACTCACCGTAGATACCGGACATCTTACTTTTTCCCCATTTGAAATCAAGAGGAACTGACATACTGGCATACTCTGTACAAGCTGTAGCATCGGTGCAGATAGTCGGAATACCTTTCGCTATAGATTGGAAAGGCAGCATCCCCCAACCTTCACCACTTGTAGGGTAAATGAGGCAATCTGCACGATCATAAATTAAAGCCAGTTCTTCAATGGAAACATCATTCTCAATGACTTCAATATTTGGATGATTTTTGATAGCAGAAGGCTCACCCCTATCATTCCACAGTCGGGCATCAGGAGAGTCCACGCTCTTGTAAAGAAGCTTGAACCTATCATCTTTGCCAAAGAGCTTTACAAACGCATCAACAGCGAGCTGACTGTTCTTTCTGGTAGAAGGAGAGCCGATGCTAAGGAAGGTAAACGGTTGGGATTTAAGAGTCCTCTTCACAGGAAAGAAGTATCTTGAATCTACTCCGAGATCAAAATTATAAGTGGGGACTTTGACTCCGGAACTTGTAAATACATCTTTAGCCCATGATGATGTTGTCCAGATTTCATCCATCATGTTCATACGCCTTACCCAGTCTTCAGGCAAGCGTGTTGTTTCCCAGTATGAAAAGCCAACATTGTATCCGCTACACATTGCGTAATCAAGAGGGAGTCGATTATTAATTAAAACATCGTAACCTACATGGTCATAACATTCTGATTGATATTGAATACCAATACCAACCTCTGCCATAGGCTTGAGATCTGATGGCATGATGCAATCACGATCTATCTCAACACCCATTAGGATTAGACGATTGTAGATTTCATCCTCGGCTACCTTGTAACCTTCATTACGGACTTGGGCAACACTTGTGCCATTCCATACAATCTCCATTTTTATTTAAGCCTCTGGGTCAAATGCAAGTTGCTTACCGCCCTCACCAGCAGCAGCTTCTAATTCTTCAATAGAATATCCATGTTGTTTTGTAAACTCAACACGATAGTTGTACCAACCAGATGTACCAATCCAGAATCTTGGGTCGGTGTCTTTGGCTAGTTCGGTAAGTTCTTCTGGTTGGAGCAAGAAGCTAAGGACTCCCAGAGGCATGTACAAGGTCATATCGTAGTTTTCATGCTTGTCTGATGCATACTCTCTGATAATGTCTTGAAATTCCTTAACAATTTTCTGCACAGGCTTCCCTGCATAGAAATCAATATTTCCATAAGCATTTCTTTCTCGTGGACAGAAATCATCAACAGGTGTTATTGTCCCGAAAGAACGACACACGAACGGTCTAAACCCATAGACTGTGCAGCCCCCTTTGTAGAAAGCACAATGCTTTTCAGATTCTCCACCGGACTTCCATGTTTCGTCATACATCGCTTGTTTAAGAGAGTTGACAACATCAGCCATCCATTCTTTAGCAGCGTCTTCACCTTTATCCTCAAGAGTCAAATAGTATTGCTGAGTAAGATTGTAGGCAATGTTGGCACATTCAAACATTGGAATAACAAGACCAATCTTGCAACACTTACCTGAACCAAGACACTTTGATGGTGATTGATTTTGCTTTGCTTCAATAATACGGATCTGGTTATAAATCATATCCAATCTTGCAAAATTGACAATATCTTTAATAGTGACGCTTCTTTTCATCGCCCCATACCTTTCTTTCTAAGCTTATTAGCTTTTTGTTGTTCTCTTCTTCTTTTCTCAACTTGCTCTTGCAAAGGAGATTTTGGTCTCCGCAATGTTGTTGAAGAAAGATTGCGACCTTTGCCTCGAAATCTGAGGAGGTCATATTTTTTGCACCAGTTATAAACTGCTTGCGGTGTTACTTCGATATTATAAGATTGTTTTAAAACCTTGCAAATATCTGTTAAGTTCATTCGTTTTTGAACATAGTGTTCGTACAACCAAGCTTTGTCTTTATAAACATCAGTCATCCGGGTTAACCACTTTCCAATACCAAATAGCTATTCCAACAGCGTCAACAATGTCATCGTCACCGAGGTCAAGGTCATCATCGTTGAAATATTCTTCAATTATAACACGGACTCTGCGTTTTCTTTCTTCTTTCTTTTTAAGTTCAATATTCTTTTTTTGCCCGTTTTCTTTTAAGGCATCTTTATCTTTACCTGTTAGATTTTTATATCCAACACCACTTCTCCATACGAGAGGACTGACATCCATCACTCTTTTACAGGTGAAGGATGCCATTCCCCAAGTGAAGCCAATGATGTAAGAAAGTAAACGGCTTGTCTGAAAGTTCTGAATATAAACAGACTGCTCAATGACGCAAACATCGGGCTTGTATAAATTACAGATACTTGTGATCCCAAACTTAATTTGACTGAACTTGTCTTCAATCGTAGAATTCTTCATGAAAGAAAGCTTGTCTGACTTAACAAGAACTAACTCACCGTCAATTCTTTGCATGATGCACCAAGCTAGTGAGTGAGAAGCCGGGTCAATAGCCAGTACGGTATTGACCTTCTCTTTCTTTAAATAATTGAGACTCATTGCTTCTGATCCTTGCGAATCTTTTCTTCATCCCAACCCCACGACACTAACCTTTGAACATACCTTTCTTCCTTACAGGCTTCACAGATATCTTCTTTATTATAAGTAGAAAGTATTGTTGTACAGTCTTTTGTTTTACAGATTCTTTTCTTATGTTTATTAGCTTTTTTTGTGTGATAAGATTCCAATAGCTTCTTATTGGTTATAATCTTTCTACACTCCGGACTGCAATAGGTAGCATTATAAACTTTAGCTACGAATTGTTTTTTGCAATCACCGTTTGAGCAAACTCTTTTCTCTTCGTTGAACATCTTTTTTCATAGCAATACCTAGAAAGGTTCTTCAACCTCGGTAGTTTTGCTAAATTCTCCTTCACCCCAACACATGGCAGCAAGGTCACACTGAGCGCATTTCGCCGATGACCTCTTATACGGTTGTTTAGGTAGCTCCCCCTCAAGGAAGTTAGTATAAATTTTATTATACTTAGTAAACAGTTTATCAATAAAAACATCGTCACGCTCTATAAAGATAGGTAATATCTCCTGATTGTTCTTATTTTCATAGATAACATAACCACTTGGTAAGTCCAAACACCTCATATAAATCTGAGCCTGACGATAATGATCATCTTTTGGCTTGTTATGGAACTGGCGATACTGGAAACCTTCTGCGCTAATTGACTTCAATTCAATCAGTTTGTGACCATACCAGTCAATGATTCCGTCAGCTGTACCCTCAATAGGAGGGTCTGTATGAGTTACTGGGATTTCCTCGGCAACAAGTATACCCATCTCACGGAGATAGCTATACAGACGCTCATGGACAGCGTGACCATTATCAAAGATACGATAAGTCTGTGATCTAAAGGAAGGTGTGACCTCTTGACCCTCAAATAGGTAATGCCAATATCTAGCACATTGGTTTGTGTAACTTGGGTGAAAACCACCGACCTTCTTAAATTCTGGCTTGTTCCTTAGAGCAAGATGGTCATCAATAGCGTCATTAAGAAGCTTCTCAACCAAGTCCTCCTTATTAATCGGTTCCTTTGGTGTCTTCAGTTGTTGTAATGCTTTTAACATTTATGCTCCTTTTGCAGCAATCTTTAACGCATTGATATTTTCCAATAACGCTTCGTACATTGTTTTCCAGATATCATTAACGAACTTATCTTGTTCGGACATAATACTTGATCTTCTTTTGAATGCTTGTGATTTTACAATCATCATTGTTCTATAACCAGAAAGTACATTTAAATACTTAATAGCTTGCATTCCTACATAGTTCTGAGGATTATCAATAATGTCTTGAACAATCCTCATACACTCAATAAATTCTTGTGCTTTATCACCCATCTGCTCAGCGAGCCAATCCGGGTCTACCACGATGTCAGCCATTTTCCATTCTCCTATTCATCCCATTTTTTTCCTAAAATTAACTTTGGTTGTTTATGACAGATTCCACATCTACCAAACTTCCCATCTCCGTAGTGCGTCTTCCACTCACGACAGCATAGCACCACTATTTCCATCCCATATCTTTGTTCAAGACTTTTTCTTCCGCTATTCGATGTCATAGTGATATCTATTATCATCAGATGTTTTCCACTTGTTTGCATCCTCAACATCCCATTTTCTAGTGTTGACAAATCTCTCAATCAAAGTTCCCGTCTTGGTCGTAAACGAAGGGTCGAACAGTCTAACTCTATTGTTTGGCTGAATAGCATAGTTCCCATCATCTCTAAGCATGACATGACCACATTTGTGTTGACCCGGATTTGTGCTGAAACCAAGGTTTATAGTGTTGTCATCTGGTGCATGCCAATCAAGTGTAAATAGGTATTTTGCGTTTACGAACTCTCCAGAACGAGCAACATAAGCCATTCTCATATTTCTCATTGCTTGAAACTCAGTAACAGCTACATGAGGACTAAAAGAGTTCCACAGAACAAGTTCGTGAATATCAACTTCAGGTACACCCGGTCTTTCACAGAAAGCGTTTATAGGCATTCTCCACCAAACACCCCCATCTTCCATTAAGAAATGGAACAGAGGACTTCTCCCCTGAATGCTAGTTACTCCAAAAATCATGCAGGGAAAGTATTTATCATGAGAGTCCAACTGGTCTCTTAGGAAGTTACCTCTAACATAACATTCAATCATTGGTATATTAGCATTAAGCTCCGGCATTTTATTTATTTATCTTTCTTTTATAACTCAATGGAACTTTCTCCAATGAGTAACTGGCTGGATTCCGAGATGCTTGCTTGAGACATCGGAGTATGTAAGTAGGATATCACAAGCTACGCATATTCTTTTTGTCTTGATATCATCCAGACTCCCAACAAGTGGTTCTTCAGCGTTTGTCTCATCTTTCCTCGTATTGTAGTGCAAAGTGTTTGATGGGAAGACAAAAACTTGCCCTTTGCGTGTTTCAAAGTCCCAAGCTTTTGCACCATACGGATTCCATTCTTTTGCGTTATATCCAGATATCCCCACATAAGGATCTCTATCATGGCTAGAGTCTACAAAAGTCAAAGTTTGCTCGCCATCCTCGGGAGTTGCTGCGTAGTAAACAACAGATAGATGAGAATCTCCATGAGTGTGCATTCTTAGAGGAGCCTTAGTGGAGGAGTTCAACCAAGACTTTACAATATTTATATCAAAATTTCTGTGCTCAATCCCAATTGTTTCCAAATATTGCTGAACACACTCAGTAATGAAAGTGAAAAGTCCAGCAAATTCTTTTTGATGATGAACAGCATTTCTACCAGACGATTCTCCAGATAAACCACCAGAGAAATGCCCTTCCCAATGTTGATAAAATAATTCAAGAAAACTATCACTATCCGGGTACACCGATTGCGTTACAGTGGTTGGGAATAAAGCATAAACAATGCTATTCATAATTACTATCTTGAATCAATTCTTTAAAGACATGCCACTCAATGATAGCGACTTTGACATCAGAATCCTCACCGAGAACAACAGAGAGACATGGGTGCTTATATGTTGATTTCCAAGCATCTTTTCTTAATTTGATCCATCCATCCCTTGTGAGGGTGAATGTCTTGCCGTTGTGTTTATAATCTACTACGAATTCATTCATCGTGGCATCTCCCTTCCGGAATCCACGACCAGAGTTTTTAACTGGTCTAGCTCCGTCACGCTTTGTTTCTTCTTTTTCATTTCTTTTCATTGTATTCCTTACAAGATTTACAGGTTACTTCTTTTTTATTTTGAGTTACATAGTAATCACCACCAGTTTTACCACATGGTGTCTCATAGTTTGATAAACCACGAGTAATGATATGGAAGTGGATAAGAGTGCTTTGCTCTTTTCTCATTAATCAATCTCCATATCCGTATTATCCATTGTCTCCTTAAACTCTTGATAAAACTTAATTAGATTGTAAACAACTCCAACACAAATGCCGGCGATGACTAGAAGATAGATGACCACATTACACCTCTTGAAGCTCACGACCCAAAATCAGAGTTGCAATCTCATCCCTTACTTCTTCAGACAAATTAATAGCTGTCATTCCATTCCACTTCTCAGTGCCATAAGAATACCATGCACCTCTGCGTTGAATGATATCCATCTCAACCGCAATATCAATAAGCTCTCGGTCAGTGTCAATCTTTCCTTCTTGTGGGAGAACATAGTAATAACCTTGCGCTCCGATAGTTGGGATTTGTTTTGTCTTTTCAATTGTCCACACAGCCCTCTGTGAAGTAATGGTGTGAGTATCATCACGCTCCATTTCCTTTTGTGACATTGAAAGGAATAACTTCACAATGTTGTGCATATTGTGATGCACTGTGTTACCCATCTTCGCTTTTGTTACAGCGAACATTCCACTAAGGTCAACGGTCTGGTGCGCTACGAATAGCATAATGTTCCGTTCCTTATGGAGGTAATTAACAAGCTTCTGAAGAAGGTAACCCTGCGAACGGGATTGAAGCCCCATTGCTTTACCACCTTCTGGCTTGTCATAAAACTCTTCTTTGATGATGTTTGATAGAGAGTCAAACAGGAAGATGTGTTTCTCAACATCGTTATTCAAATAGCCGATGAGAGCCTTCATAATCTCTTCTACAATTGTTGATTGAATTACAACAACATCATCAATATTGATACCGCACTTGGCAGCATATTGATCATTGTAAGA